TCCAGCACCTGAATTTTCAAAGGTTTTTGATACTGTAAAATATAAGAAGGTATTTGGACTTACAGCTACTGTTATAAGATCAGATGGTGAAGAATGGAAACTACTTGAAGTTGCACCTATCATTGACACTATTAGTGTTCGTGAATGTGTGAAAAATGGTTGGATATCAGAGTTTACTATCTATAATCTTGCAGTTCCCTTTACAAGTTTAGAATTGAAAGCTTACAAGAAAGTTAATAGTTCTTTTAAGTTTGCAAGTCTGAAATGTGGGTATGGTGGTGCTGCTTTTTCTAATGCAATGTCATGGTTGAAAAGTGGTAGTAGAGAGCAGAAGAAGTGGGCTGGAATTTACATGGGCAGTGTGAGCAAGAGAAAGAAACTTCTTCAGGGAAATGATAATAAGGTTAAGTATGCAAAGAAGATTGTAGATCATCTATCAGATAGGAAGGGATTAATCTTTTCTGAAACTGTAGAGACTGCAAAGGATATTACTAATCTTATTGGTAAGGAGTGTGCTACTTATTATGGTCAATTAGGCAAGAAGGAGCGCATAGCAGTACTTAAAAAGCTTACTGATGGTAGAAGCAAGGTGCGCCTAATATCAGCTGTAAAAGCACTTAATGAGGGCTTAGATGTGCCTGCATGTTCTCTTGCAATTATTGTTGCAGGTAACAGTATTGAGAGAGATCAGATACAAAGAATGGGAAGAGTTCTTCGTGTATCTGATAAACAATCAATAATTGTAAATTTGTATATACAAGGAACACAAGATGAAGTATGGTTACGAGACAGACTTAGTGGTTTGCCTTGTAAATGGATAACAAAGATAGATGAAATCGAGTGATAAATTTGACTATATCGTAAGTATGGTCATAGGTTGTGGTACTAAGAGAAGTAGAAGGTTTGAAGATTGGTATAAACTACACATAAAGAAGTTTGTCTTCTTTGAGTATAGATCTGGTTTTCAATCCCTTCTCTTGTGCCGAGGTTCAGGTGAATACACACATGAAGGTGGATATGAGGGTGATACTGTTGATTATCTTGGTGACAGGGTACTCTTTCACAACATTACTACTCCACATATTGATATTCACTATCAAAAAATAGTAGAAAAGTATGATACAGGTACAGGAGAAGAACCTCCTAATAATGGTAAGCAAGGAACAGTTACAACAACTGGGGGATAAAAAAGTTTTAGGAGGTTTTAATGATACTCCAGATTTCTTTGAACTTCAGAATTTTAGAGTTATTGTTGGTGACATAGAAAAACACATAGAGAATGTTCCAATTCTTGAACCTTCAAGAGTTCCAGAATGGATAGATGAATGGAGACAGTTGTTTCCAAAAGGATTAAATAGTATTAATAGGGCATACAGAGGTGACAGACAAGCCTGTCTTAATAAGATGAAAACGTTTGTGAAAATACATAGGTATCCAAAAGATATCATAATGAAAGCTACCCAGAAGGCAATTAAGATTGCAGAGCTTAAGAATTTTGAGTATTTTCCACAAGCACATTATTTTATAGATAAGCATGGACAATCACAGCTTGCAGGACTTTGTGAGCAGTTAGATGACATAGCTGATGCTCGTTCAAGATTTACAGTATTATGACAAAAGAACAAATTGAATATTATGAAACTTGTAAAAAAGATTTAACACAAAAGAAAATGTATAAAGTTCAATTACCTTTTCATTCAACCCTTCATGGTGAAGGAAAAAGTAAAACTTATGATCTTTTAGTTGAACTTGAAGCAATACATAAGGAAATGTATGATGAAGTGTGTGATTCAATAGACAAAGCAATTGAAAAAATTGAGGATAAAATAAATGTATTATGAAGATTAAAGTTGATGTTAAGTTTGGAGAATTTCTTGATAATGCTGCTAAAAAAGTTAGATTAACAAATGGTGACATTTATTATCATCTACCTTATTGGTATCAGAAAACTGCAGATGGAGAATGGTTTGAACATCAATATGAATGGTTACCTTTTGAACTTAAGAAGCATCTTGAAAAGGAAAGAGGATTTTGAGCATATTCAATAATGTACAGGATAATATTGATGATGGTAGAGCTGGAAATACTCTCTGGATTCCTATTGGTTTTCCAAAGATAGGAGAACATGTAGGTATAATTCCTAAGACATATACTCTACTTGGTGGTAATAGTGGTACAGGAAAAACAAGTTATTGTGATCTCTCGTATGTGCTAAACCCATATCAATGGATTCAGGAGAATGGTGAAGATAAGGATGTGAAATTCACAGTACTTTATAAGAGTATGGAAAGACCTAAAGAGTATAAGATTGCCAAGTGGATATGTATGAAACTTTGGCAAGATCACCAGATTATGTGTGATGTTCCTACTCTTTTTAGGTGGGGAGAGCACAGGAGTAGAATTCCTGATGATGTATATGCCTTGATAACAGGCTATAGGAAGTACTTTGAAAAAATGGAAGACACTGTAATCATCAATGATGGACCAGAGAATCCTACTGGAATTTATAGGTGGATGGTGAATAAGATCATGGATAATGGTACTTATGTTACCAGTGATGATAAGGTTATTAAGATCTACAGACAAGGAAAAAGCCCCTTCAAGGGAGATTGTGAGACTATCAGATTTGGAACTGCAAAAACAATAGAGATAACAATCTATGGTGAAAAAGTGCAGGTTCATAAGATGTTTGCAAAATTCTTTCCTATTGATAAGCGGCATGTATATCTTTGTGCTATTGATCATATGGGTAAGTGCACACATGAGCAAGGCTTAGATGATAGAGGTACTCTTAATAAGATGACAGAGTATGCCAGTGGAAAACTTAGGGATGTATTTGGAGCAAGTATAGTGGCTGTTAGTCAATTTAACAGGGCTACTTCAGATTCACAAAGAAGGTTTTCTAAAGAAGTGGAGATGGCCCCCATGGAAACAGATTTCAAAGGTAGCGGAAATATGTTTAACGACAGTGATGCCGCAATTGCACTATTTAATCCTTGGAGATATGGAATGGTTAAGTATCTGGATTATGAAGTGGATAGTTTCGTAAATGCTAAAGGTTATAACAGATTTCGTAGTCTTCATGTTCTGAAGAATTCCTATGGAGTTGATGATGTAGCATATGGGCTACACTTTTTAGGAGAGATTGGTGGATTTGCTGAATTACCAGCACCACACACTATTAAAGATTATAAACAATACGCAAACCCAAAATTTAAACAACGATTGTGTTAGAAATGACAGATTTATTACCAAAAGAGATTATTAAATCAGACTTGCATAATCCTAAGAATTTGATAATATTCAGTAAACCAAAGTCTGGAAAGACTACCTTGGTTTCAATGTTACCAAATTGCCTTCTTCTTGATTTTGAAGAAGGTAGTGATTATGTAGATGCACTCAAGATTAAGATTGATTGTCTTAAGGTGAGTGATAAAAAGAATGAAGATGATGTTTCCTATCAGGAAGTAGCAAATAGCATTCTTGGACAGAAGAAGGAAACAGGAAAGTATCCTTATACATATGTTGCAATAGACACAATTACTGCTATAGAGGATATGTGTGAGTGGGATGCTACTGAAGCCTATATGAATTCAAATATTGGAAAGAGTTTCAATAGACAAGGTGGACAGTTCTTGCCTAAGAGTAAGTGGGAATCAGTTCTTACATTACCTAATGGTGCTGGATATTTCTGGTTAAGAGAGTCTTTTAAGAAGTGGATGAAAATAACTGATAGATTAGCACCTAATGTTATTCTCCTTGGACACCTGAAGGATAAGTATATCACTTCAGAAGGTAAGGAGATTATTACAGGAGGTCTGGATTTAACAGGCAAGATTAGTAGAATTACATCAGCTAATAGTGATGCTATTGGTTATTTGTATAGAAATAAAGATAAGACAATGTTATCCTTTAAAGGACGTGGAGTTGAGTGTGAAGCAAGACCAGCACACCTTACTGGACAAGACCTTGTTATTATGGAAAAAGTAGATGACAAATTAGTCTCATATTGGGACAAAGTTTATAAATTATGATAGAGTTTTCATTTGGAAAAAGAAGTATCAGGAATCAACGTCAGCCTAAAGCTGAAGTATTTCCTGATAAGCTTGTCATGAGTCTCATGCCCTTAAGCAGGGATGAGAATGACGAGGTTGTAAGAAGCGCAAAGCGCAAAATTGTGTTTAACATGTTAGCCCAAACAACATTGGAGTTATTCAATAATGTAGGGTCTAATGATGAACCTGTATTTGAGAATACAGAGATTGTGCATTGGGTACAAGGAGTAGATAACTACATCTTTGTGGTTGGTGATAATACCAAGGTAATTAATACTCAGGGAGAAGAGGTTTCAATTCCAGCGACTATTTTGGTGAAGAAAACAAGTATGGGTGTGAATAACAAGAGTCTTTATGACAATCTTGTAGCACAGTATAACTTGGATACTACACAGGAGAATCATTTGGAATTGACAATTGTTGAACAACAACAGGTAAACAGCGATGTTTACAGTATTGCGCCTATTACTCAGGAAGAGGCTGTGGTAGAACCAACAGCAGAAGAAATAGTTGAAGACATAGAGAATATGTCAATGACAGAAGAAATTGAACTTGAAGAAGCTACAAACAATAGTTATTAGAATATGGCATTAAGAGGAGATACAATTGAATTTAAAGAGCGCAAGTTATATACAGGACTTGTGGATTTTGATATTGTAGGCATTAATCCTACAGCTCAGGAACTTTCTGAGTTGCAAGGACGTGATGTTGATGATATCACAGAACCAGTGTATACTACCGTTGATGATGATGGTGAAAAGCTTAGGCTTGAGATTTGGTTAAGGAATGAAGAACTTGATCTTCTAACCAAAACTACATTCTGGTTGGAAAACAATGAACGCTTTAATCGTGATGGTAATAAGCAAGAGTTTATTAATAATGTAGGGAATACTGCATGGGCAGCTGATGAAGCAGGATTGTCTGCTTATGAGTGGTTTAACACTGATGGTGTGAGACCAGCAATGGTAGGTGAAGGCAATCTTTATAGCTTTCTACAGATATGGAGTAAGATTGATGTTCGTAAAGAAGGTACAGAATTTATTCTGGATACTTCTTGGGCAGATCTTATTGCAGGAGATGTTGATGAACTCAATGAGTATGTAGGCGCATTCAGTACACATCAAGTACGTATGTTGTGTGGAGTTACAGAGAACAATCAGAAGTTTTATCAAGCAGTGTATAACAATGTTGTACTTCGTGGTGGTAGTAACTATGTGAAGTATCTCCGTAAAGCTTTGGATAACTACGCTTGGAAAGGTGATTATCAGGAGAGTTTTGATCTTCAGGTATATACGCCTACTCCAGCAAGTGAGCAACCTGCAGAAACAATGGCTCAAGCATCTACTGCTGACATTCAGGATGTATTAGACGACTAAGTTATTATAATGGGGCTCCTCTATTTATGGGGGAGTCCCTTTACAATCTAAATGTATGCGTGAGGAGTTAAATAAGGAATCACTTCTCAAACATGTTAGTCAGGAAGATATATTTCAAAAGTACATGAAACACAGGCCAGAAATTGGAAATTATTACTGTAACCCACTTAGAGAGGACAGTAATCCAGGTTGTTGGTATTGGTATAATGGTTATGGAACACTGTTTTTTATAGATAATACCAAGAGGAGAGAGTTTGGTGGTGATTGTTTTGAAATGGTAGGAAAGATATGTGAGGTTGAAAATTTCTATGAAATACTTCGTAGGATTAATTATGACTTTCGCATAGGACTTGATGATGGATATCTTCAGGATTATAAACCAGTGGTAAGAAGTGCTGATGCAAGAAGGAGTGGAAGGACTATACGATCAAAAATTAAGTTTACCTACATGCCCTTCCTGAAGAAGGATATAAAGTGGTGGGAACAATTTTGTGCTACTGAATACCTTTTAAATAAGAATGAGATTTATTGTTGCCATAAGGTATGGATTAATGGTAATCTTTTTCACACATATAAATACGATGATCCAGTTTATGCTTATAAATTTGATGATCGTTGTAAGATTTATCGTCCGTTTGCAGAGAGGAAGAAGAAATGGAGATCTAACTGTAAGAATACGGATATTAATGGTTATAAACAACTACCAGAAACTGGAGAGTTATTAATAATAACCAAAGCTATGAAAGATGTGTTAACTTTAACATCTATGGACTACAACGTAATTTCACCACAAGCAGAATACCCAGTATTACCAGAAAAACTTGTGAAAGAATTGAAAGAGAGATTTACACGTATTGTCGTTTTCTATGATAATGATGAAGCAGGTGTGCAAAACTCTATAAGATTAACAACAGATATTGAGGCAGATTACGTAAATATACCACAGGGAATGCCTAAGGATCCAAGTGACTATGTAAAGAAATATAGTTGTGAGGCTCTTACGGAATACCTTCATAGTAAGAACATAAAATAATTGTATGGCAAAGATACTATATATTGACATTGAAACATCCCCCAACAAGGGGTACTTTTGGAGATCAGGTACTAAGATATTTGTACCACCAGAAGCAATACTTGAGGAAAGGAAGATTGTTTGTATTTGTTATAAATGGAGTGATGAAGATACGGTACATTTTTTAAAATGGACAGCAGATCAGTGTGATAAAAAGATGTTACAGAAGATTAGTAAAATTCTTTTACAAGCTGACAGTATTGTTGGACATAATAGTGACAGATTTGATATTCCTTGGATAATGGGAAGATTGTTCTTTCATAAATTACCACCACTTGGTGACTTACCTAAAGAAGATACCTATAAACAAGCAAGAAAAGTCTTTAATACTAACAGTGGAAAGCTTGATTATCTTGCAAAGTATGCAGGAGTTGGTGGAAAGGTTAGTACAGGTGGTCTTCCACTTTGGATTGATGTATGTCATCATAATGATAGGCAAGCTTTAAAGAAGATGATTGATTATTGTAAAAATGATGTAATTATTCTTCAAGGACTACATGAAGAAATGCTTCCGTATATAACACCCAGACAACATATGGGCATAATGCAGGGAGGAGATAGAAGTGATTGTCCATCATGTGGAAGTATTCATAAACAAAAACGTGGAACTTATATAACAAGGGTAGCTGAATACCAGCGCTATAGTTGTAATGACTGTGGACATCGTTGGAGAGACACTCGAATGAAAAAGACAACAGACAAATTATAATACTATGATACCAGCCTTTATACTGTGTAGTTGCCCAAGTACGGGTAAACCTGTATAAGGGCTGGGTCTTTAAAACAATTTAAAATGGGATATGATATACAGTTTGATAATTAAATTATGGCTATACAACAGATAGAAATTAGTAATACACAGGGAACTAAGGGTATTGAAAAAGAGATTAGTAAAGGTGCTAAGAAGATGGTACTGGATACTTTGCAGATTAATCAATATACTAAACCTGTAGAAAGTACTGTAAGGGAGCTTGCTTCCAATGCAGTAGACGCGCAATTAGAAAAAAGAATTGCGAAAGAAATCTTGAGTGGAGAGGCTCAAGTAGAAGATTATTTCATTAGTAGAACTGGTGAAAAGTACGAGGATAGTAATTGGAAACCTGATTACTATGACCTTACATGGTTAAGTGATGACGACAATGTGTACCTTAATTATTATGAAGGCTCAGGTGGTGGATTTTGTGATACCTTTGAGGTTATTGATCATGGTGTAGGAGTAGGAGAATCAAGGTTATATGGATACTTTCAACTTGGTTATAGTACTAAAAGGAATAGTGCTTCAGCACTTGGAGCATGGGGATTTGGTAATAAGGTTGCATTAAGTACAAGGTGTAAGTATTATACTGTTGAGACAGCATACAATGGTAAGCTGTTTAAGTTCAACTGTTATGCTTATAAAATTGATAGTTTGGTTCCTAAGTTTGATCTTGAGACAGAAGAAGAGAACAACTTTGTAGAATGGGATAATGGTGCAAAGATCTATTATCAGGCAACTGATAGTAAGAATTATACCAAGATTAATGTTCCTGTTAAACGTCATAATAGACGCTCTTTTGAGGATGCAGTATCTTCACAACTATTGTACTTTGAGAATATCCTGTTTAAGACAATTGAGGAAGATGGATATGAACGTCCGCATGAATTTCGTGCAAGTCTTGCTTATGAATCTGATAATATCATAATCAGTGATAGTTATCATTATGGTAAACCACATGTTCTTGTGTGTAAGCCAGATTCTAATATTGGAGTATGTTATGGTGTTATTGATTTCAAAGAACTTGAGCTTGAGGATATTTATGCAAATGTTGCTATTAAGTGTCCTATAAGATCAGTAATTGAGGACGAAGCTACGGGTGAAGATATTGTACTTAATGAGGGTGTTGAAGTTACCAGTTCTAGAGAGTCTATAGTGTGGAGTGACCATACTAAGAATTTCATTTTGAAGAAGATTCAGGATGTTAGAGATGAAGCAGAAGAACTTGTAAAAGAGGAATTGAAATTAGATGATTTTCCTACTTGGGTTAACACATGTGTAAGCCTTATTACAAATGCTGAAAGTACATCTGTAATAGGAAGGATTGGAAAATTTGTGTCACTTAATAGTCTTAAACCTGCTTTTCCCGGTAATAAGAAATTGAGATATAGTACGTTTGAAAAATTCTTTAAGGGTTTGAATGTTAGACTTGTGAGTTATAATGGTAAAAAGATTAATAGAGAAGACTGTCTTTCATGGTATACATATATTAATCGTCCTATTTATGTAGGAACTATAAGCGCTGTTAATAATCGTGATTACTATATCACACAGGCACAGGAGAAAGGATCATTTATTCTTATAACACCTGATAATAAGACACCTGATATAACAGGTTTGGAATTAGAACGTTATAGGGGGCATCAAGAGCTTCTGTGGAGTGTTATTGAAGATAGTTATATCAACTATGATGAAATTGAGGTTTCTGAAGATTATAAGAAGTCCTATGAGAGACTTGAACAACATGATATTCTTAATCGTACACTTACACCAGAAGAATGGAGAGTTCAGAATCAAATGATCACTATTAGATCTTATGATAGTACTCGTAAAAGTTATGGTTATACATATAATGAGTATAGCTTATCTCTACAGAACCATGAAGAACGTCTTGCAGATCTTGTAAACTACAGTGGTAATTTGTATTATGGATTTACAGAGGATAAGGAAAAACTTAGGTTTGCAAGTAAGATATTGAAGAATGAGTATAATTTTCATTTATACAATGATGAGTGTGTAATTCTAATTGCAAAAAAGTATGAGAAGTATTTCAAACATCATAAGTACATTGATGAATTTTTTGAAACAGTAGAAGATGGTGTTTTAACAGCACACTCAAGAATGATTCACGGTTATACAATTTATAAATTGCAAAAAGAAGATCATGAAATGTGTCAAAGAGTTATAAGACACAAGCAATGTTGGTATTTTATGGATAGAAGTGCACAAGCGGCAAAAGATTTATTTGAGAATTATTATAGGAGTTGTCCTAATTATCTTAATGGTAATATTAAGGTAGACATATTTGAACACTATAATAAGCTTGTTGAAATTCAAGATGCATTTGAGAGTGGTGATGAAGATATGATTGCTGAAGTACAAAAACAATACAATCTTCCTGAAGAGGTTAAGGATTGTAAAATTTATGATGTTATGCAAACACAAGTTGCTTATGACATCAATGATATTTATACCCAATATTTACATATGTTAGATTGTGATCTTAATATAGATGATCGCACATCTGAAGTTAGCGAGTATTTTAAGTTTAAAAACTATATTGATTATAAAAATGATGATTACATTAAACAAGACAAGTAATTCAATTACAGGCTCAGTTAATAATGAGCAATTTGGCATTCCTTTTTCGCAAGAAAGGTGGAATGAAATGGTTAAGCTGCAGGAAGCTGCAGAGAATGCAAGCACTATTGAGGAACTCAAGTCAATTATTGCTGATTTTCTACCACTTACAGTTATTACTGATAAGGAGTATGTAGAAAGTAAGTGTCCTAATATCTTAGTTTCTAACAGGGGAACATTTCATCTTAATGTGGATGGACATCCAAGTAGGATTGCAATGCCTAAACAACTTGTAGACAATATCTTAGAGAGTCTTGATGCAGATATTTCTGCTGATCCACTTATTAAGTTATGGACAAGATGGTTAAGGAATCCAATTCTTCGTGGTTATTCTGATGAAGAAGCTTCTAATTTTTCAGAAAGGTTCTTTACTTACATCAATGCTGTATATGTTAGCCCTGAAAAGGTAAGTGAGTGTATAGAGGATGGTTTTACAGAAGAACGTGCACAAGAACTTTCAACAGTAAATCAAGTGCAAGTTACTAAAGAGGGACTTCTTGCTACTTATAAAGTCTCTCAGGAGATTATGACTAAGTTTGATACTGAAAGTGGTGAACAGGTTTCTCGTTATAAGTATGAGTATGATGAAAATACTGGAATTAAAAAGAGGGTAGAGGCTGATATTGAGAATGAAGATAGACTCTTTCAACCAGTGATGATGGGAACAAGTGGAGATGCGTTCTTCTGTGAAGGAGATAATGGGTTTGTAGACTCGGGGCACTTTATACGTGTAGGTTGTGTACATAGACTTCCTTCATGGAGTTATGTGAATACAGATAATCATCGCTCTTGTGTAAAAGGTTTACATCTTGGTGGTCTTAACTACATACGTGGTTATCAAAGGGATACTACAGCTACTCATAATTGTTTAGTGGATCCTACACATATAGGGGCTATTCCTTGTGCTAGTCATGAAGGTGATGGTGCTATTCGTGTACTTCAGTATTTTGTACTTGATGAATTTTCTGGAACTAATGGTAGCTTATATCATAGTTCTGATTATGCAGCTAAGACTGATACTGAATGGGGAATTGAGAGAGCAGAGATTCTTAAAGAATTTGGTGAACTTCAAGAAGAGGCAGATGCTGAAAAGCAAGAGATACTGAATATCTGATGGGAGGTAAGCGCAATAGAAGTGTAGGACATCGCTGGGAAAGAGATTGCGCAAGGGCTTATAGAGAGTGTGGTCATCCTCATGTGGTGACCACACGCTCAGAGTCCAAAGCCAGAGATGATACTGGTATTGACTTAATGAATAAGGATGAATTTAAGAATGGATTATTGAGGGATGCTCCTCAATGTAAGTGCACTCTTAAGAATCCTGATTATCACAAGTTAATTACAGAACTTCCAGAGGAATTAGGTATGCCTGTTGTTCTTCATAGAAAGACAGAGAAACAAGGAAAGATTTTCCGTGTTGTGGGGGAATATGCAATAATAAGAGTAGAGGATTTTTTTAAATTAATTAGTAATGGTAAGTTTGATTGATGCAGATATTCTTCCCTATTCAGTATGTTTTAAGGGAATGAAAGAAGGATGGAGTTATGACAAACTCAAAGAAGTTATTGATGAATGGTTTATCGCTATAGTTACAGGTTGTAATACAACACAATATATTGCCTATTTATCGGGTGATAACAATTTTCGGAGTAGAATATATCCAGAGTATAAAGCTAACAGAAAACAACCTAAACCAGACTATTTTTATGAACTTAGACGATATCTTAGAGAACGTTGGAAATGTGTAACTATTGATGGTGCTGAAGCAGATGATGCATTAGCAATGTCACAAGTGAAACTTGACTTTATGAGTGCAATATGTAGTACTGATAAGGACTTAAAACAGATTCCGGGTTATCATTACAATATAAAAGAGCATTATCTCTCAACTATTGGCATAGAAGAAGCATATAGAAACTTATGGATGCAGGTATTAACAGGTGATAGCACAGATAATATCAAAGGAATTTCAAGAATAGGGCCTAAAAAGGCTGCTGAAATTGTTGATAATGTACTATTTACTACTGTACCTGAAGCTGTAAGAAGGATGTATAATGATGATGACGAGTTCATTCTCAACTATAGGCTTGTAAGTCTTATACAAGAGAACAGCAACTTCCATCTGCCAAAAATTAGGGAGTTATGACTAAAACGTATAAGTACCTGTATCCAGCATTTCACCTGTCTTGTAGTACAATGGTAAGAGCAATGTTGGGGGATCTTATGAGAATGGAGAAATTGGTAGACGTATATCTTTATGATAACAGTCATGTATATGAGGATCCAATGATATTTCTTCTCTTAAGACTTTCCCAAGGTTCTTTAGATGTCTTGGATAAATTCAGGACATTAAATACATATATAGATGATTACAGTGTTGACAACAATATGTTTATGGTTGTTGTAAGTATTTCAGATATGAGAGCATATAATAACTTTTTGGAGTCTAAATACTCTAAGATGTATAGCTCTGTATTTCTTGAAAGGGCATTTAAGAAGTCTGATGGAGAATATCTATCTGTATATAATGTGTTTGCAAAGACAGTAAAGAGGAAGATGGAATTGATTGAAGATTACAATCTTCCTGATGAATTTGATTTTGAAGATGCAGAACTTGAAGGAATTATGAATATTGAAGAAGAAACATTTAAACACAAAAAGGAGGAAGCATGATTATTGGAATAAGCGGAGAAATAAATAGTGGAAAGGATACTGTTGGTAAGATGATACAGTATCTAACTTGTGATGATGTAGTTAAGAAGCAGTACACTTGGCAAGATCGTCTTAAAATTGGTACCACAGCTAATTGGAGTGATTGGCAAATAAAGAAGTTCGCAGACAAGCTAAAAGAGATTGTTTGCCTACTTATTGGATGTACTCGTGAACAACTTGAAGATAGGGAGTTTAAAGAGAAGGAACTTGGAGAAGAGTGGTGGTATATAAGCAAACCTGAAATAGGTATGCTTATGCCTTACACAGAAGATAATTGGGCTGCACATGGAGATTTTGAAGAAAATCTTGTAATGCTAACTCCTCGTAAACTCTTACAACTTCTAGGTACTGAATGTGGTAGAGAAATAATTCATCCTAACATTTGGGTAAATGTTTTGTTTGCTGATTATGAGCCTATTGGAGGCAAAATGATTGCAAACCCACAACCTAAGCATTTAATTTACCCCAACTGGATAATAACAGATGTTAGATTTCCTAATGAAGCTGAAGCTATTAAAGATAGAGGTGGTATTGTTATTAGGGTTAATAGGATTGAAAAAGGTAAAT